GAGCAACTTCTGCCGCTGCTGGTCGTTCTCCTTTTGAATTTAATGCAAGGTTATTCGATCCATTTACTTCTTCATCAACTCATGTGGTTGCTAAAGATAAGTCAATGAATGTATCTTATGACTATTATCTTGGTAGAATTGATAAACTTTATTTGACTAAAGAAGGAATATTTACTCTTGCTAAGGGTATTCCAGCTATTGAACCTAAGATACCTAATGCTATTGATAATGCATTAGAAGTTGCAACAATAACCTTACCACCATATCTTTACGATTCATCTCAAGCAAGATTGCGTCTTGCAAGATATAAGAGATATCGAATGAAGGATATCTCGGTTATTGAAGATAGACTTAAGAATATTGAATACTATACTGCACTATCACTTCTTGAAAGTGAAACTGCAAACATGTCTTTACGTGATCCACAAACTAATCTTGACAGATTTAAGGCTGGATTCTTTGTAGATAATTTCAAATCATCTGTTGCTGGTGATGTAACTAATACTCAATATAAAGCAAGTATTGATGCGGTTTCTGGTAGATTAAGGCCTCAACACTATACAACGTCTATTGACTTGTTATTGGGATCCGAGGCTATTGTTGGTGCTGCAACTTCCGCAAGTCCAGCTGCTGACTATAGATACGTAACAGACCTTGGAGATGCAAACGTCAAGAGAATTGGTGACGTTGTATGTCTAGACTACAGTGACACGGTTTATCTTGAGAATAAGTTTGCAACAAGAATTGAGAATGTCAATCCATTTGCTGTTGTTAACTGGATTGGTCAGATTGAACTTAATCCATCTACTGATACTTGGATTGAGACAAGAAGGAGTTCTGCTACCTATGATATAGAAGGATCCTATAATGGATTCATGGGTATGACTGGTGCAGATAGTAATACTGGTCTATCTCCAATTGACTGGGGTTCATGGGAAACAACATGGACAGGATCTAGTACATCTACTGGACCTTCTGTGTTTAGTGATACCAGAACGGCTATGACTGGAACAACAGTCACAAGAGGTGAATATGGTCAAGGTGGCCGTCATGGTGTTCCAATTACAACAACTACTAACTTTAGAGATACTACTTGGAATTTCAGAGAACAAACTACAACTACAACTACCAATCAAACTAGAGAAGGTATCCAGTTTAGGGTTGGTGAAAGATTTGATACAACAAGTCTTGGAGATAAGGTAGTTTCAACTGAAGTTGTTGCTACAATGAGAGCAAGAAATATTGAGTTTGTTTGTAGGAGACTTAAGCCTAATACAAGACTATATCCATTCTTTGATAACATTGATATGAGTAAGTACGTTGTACCTAAACTCATTGAGATTGAAATGGTTAGTGGTACATTTGGACCTGGCGAAGTTGTTGAAGGAAGTCGTCCAAATACTAATAATGATGCAATTAGATTCAGATTGGCTAATCAGAATCATAAGTATGGACCATACAATTCTCCTACACAGACGTTTAAGGAAAATCCATACAGTCCAGCATCTTCAATATCTTCCGCCTATTCATCTACAGCTACATTACTTAATGTAGATACTGCTGCATTAGAATTGCAAGCTGCATCTGGTTTCTATGGTTACATTACCACTGGTATGAAACTAATAGGACAATCTAGTGGTGCTATTGCAAATGTTAAAGATATTAGATTGGTTACTGATAAAGCAGGAGTTTTGATTGGATCACTATACTTACCTGATCCTACTGTTCCTTCTGCACCAACATTTAACACTGGTACTAAGACATTTACATTAACCAGTAGTGCTGCTAACTCCACAATCTCTGGATTTACAGATAGTTCTGCTGAAACTAACTTCACTTCTTCTGGAACTCTTCAGAATATTGAAGCAAGTACCTTGAGAATGAGAAATGCTGATGTTCAACGCATACCTCAATCAGCTGATAGAACACTATCTGATACTGACAGCAGACTTGTTGTTGACACTAGTTTCAATAACAGGTCAACAAGTCAAACAAGATGGGTCGACCCTCTTGCACAATCATTTGAAGTACCAGATATCAACGGTGTTTATTTAACTAAGTGTGATGTCTTCTTTAGGGCAAAAGATACAAACCAATTACCTGTTACTCTTCAAGTAAGAACACTACAAACTGGTTTGCCTACTCAAGACATTTTACCATTTGGTGAAGTAGTTCTTGATCCATCTGAGGTTGTATTATCTGAGGATGGTTCTAAGGCAACAACATTTACATTCCCTTCTCCTGTTTATCTTGAAGGTGGTGGTGAATATTGTCTAGTTCTACTATCTGCATCTAACGAATATTATGTCTTTATCTCCAGAATGGGTGAAGAAGATATTACTACAGTTAATGCTGCAGATTCCGAGAAGATTATTGTTTCTTCTCAACCATTACTTGGTTCGTTGTTCAAGTCACAGAACGGTGCAACATGGGATCCAAGTCAGTTGGAAGACCTTAAGTTTAATCTTTATAGGGCAGACTTCACAACTGAAACTGGTAGAGTTAATTTCTATAACCCAGATTTAGAGATTGGAAACAGACAAATTGTTTCACTTGCTCTTAATCCAATTGATATGCTTGAGCATAACAAAGTTGTTGGATTGGCTAATAGTTTAACTGCTGCACAGATTACAGGACTTACTGAAGGTACAACAATTTACCAACAAAATAATCCAAACTTTAGTGCAAACTTAAGTAAAGTTCTTGGTGCAATTGGAATTGGAAGTGCTTTGGTTCTAACTAATGTTGGATCTGGATTTACTAACTCTTCCATTGTTTATAATAATGTTCCACTAATTGCACAAACTGGTAGTGGTTCTGGTGCTGAGATTAAACTTCACGTTAATAACAGAGTTGGTGTTGCTGCAACTGTATCGATAGGTGGTACAGGATACTCTGCTGGTGATGTATTAACTGTTGATACATCTAAGACCGATAACTTTGGTAAAGATCTAAGATTAACGATTCCAAATAACGTTGGAGTTATTAGTGCATTTAATACAATACTACTTAACAGAATACAGGGATTACCTAAGATCGATGCTTCTTCTGCGATTGTTTATGTTGGTTCTGGTGGAACTACAATAGTTAATGGTGGTGCTATTAAGTACCTAAACACTGTAACTGATGGAGTACATTTCAGAGTAAGACATAATAATCATGGTATGTATTCAGTTCAGAATCAAGTTGAATTATTTGGAATTGAATCAGATGTTAAACCAGAAAAAGTAACTGCTTCTTTTGATTCTTCAAGTACTTCGGATATTAAAGTATCATCTGTAGGTATCTTTACTTCATTCGAGAATTTAGTAGTTGATAGTTCCAACCCAGGCTATGCTCATATTGGTAATGAGGTTATTCAATACACTGGTGTTAATACTTCTCAAGCTACCATAACTGGTATTACTAGATCATTTGATACTACTAAGGCTGGCGACTATAACATCAATGATAAGATCTTTAAGTATGAACTAAATGGAGTTTCATTAAGAAGACTTAATACATCCCATAAATTCACTGATGTTGATCATTCTACATATCCAATTGATGTTGATCATTATTGGGTTAAAGTTGGAGTTTCAAGTCGTGGAGTAGATAGAGCAACTGGAAACTCTAGTGGATTCCCAGAATTACATTGGAAAGAAACTAAGTCTGGTGGTAGTTATGACCAACAATATGTAATGGTTGGTGTTCCATTCGGACCAAGAGCAACACAGAACATTCCATTCAATCTTGTTAGACCTAATGTTGGAACCCTTCAACCTGATGGAACAACAATTGATGCTAAGATAAGAACATTTAGTGGTAATAGTCCAGATGGTTCTTTAGATGCCTATGTTGATCAGGGATATGAACCAATCTCATTGAATAGTAATAATACACTGAGTTCTCCAAGAATCGTTAGTTCCAAGATTAATGAATTGAATAAGTTGGCAGATTTCCCTGGCAGGAAGTCATTCACTATGCAGTTCTTTATGAGTACTCAGGATTCAAAAGTAACTCCAATGATCGACTTGGATAGAGTTAATCTTATCACAACAATGGATAGAATTAACTCCAAGGTTACTGACTATGCAAGTGATTTGAGAGTTAATTCTCTTGATGCTGATCCAAGTGCCGCAGTTTATCTTTCTAAGATTGTTAATCTTGAAAAGGCTGCTGATGGATTGACAGTCATGTTTGATGCATACAGACATGCAACAAATGATATTAGGGTCCTTTATAGGATATTCAGAGTAGATGCTCCACCACAATATCAGTTATTTGAATTATTCCCTGGCTTTGATAATTTAGATTCTAATGGTTTAATTCTCAATAAAGCTAAGAATAATGGAAAACCAGACAGAAGGATTCTTCCTTCTTCTACTGAAAATGACTATAAAGAGTATAAGTTCAGTATTGGAGATCTACCTCAGTTTAATGGATTCCAAATTAAAATTATTATGAGTGGTACAAACTATGCGTTTGTTCCTAAACTCCGTGACTTGAGAGCGATTGCTTCTATCTAATGGATAAAATAAAAGTCCAAGATAGTATATCGCTTTATAGAGATGTTGAATCTGGTGCAATTCTTAATTGCTCGGATAGTGAATATGATAATTATCTGCGAATGAAAAATCAAAAACTAACAGAGAAACAAGAACTTGATAACCTAAAGAATGAAATGAATGAGATCAAGTCTATGTTGAACGTAGTTTTGAGTAAATTGTCATAAATAACTAAAATCTTCCTATTTCACTATGACGGCAAGAAATGTCAATTTAGTTCTTGATCAGGGCGTAGATTTTGAAGCAACCTTTACTATTAAAAATAATAATAATTCGTCTTTGAATTTGACTGGATATACTGCCGAATCTAAGATTAAGAAACACCCTGACGCTACAAAATTCAATGCTTTTGTTGTTAGTTTTCCTGATAGGATAAACGGACAAGTGAAGGTTGCTCTTGCTAGCACATTGACTTCTACTATAGAAGGAGGAAGATATGTATATGATCTCGTTTTGACTTCACCAAATTCATATAAGACAAGACCCATACAGGGAAATGTCTTAGTAATACCAGGCGTTTCATAATGGCAGATTATCTAGTTACTTTAAATCAACCTGGCGAATATAACGTTGGTGTTGATTATGAAATTCCTTCAAAATCTATTCAATACGGTAATATCGTACTGGATACTATTTCTGGAATGAATGGGATTGGTAAAACATTCTCATTAACTGATCAAGGTGTTGCATACAGTCCAAATAACAATCAACAATTGATTGTATCCAAGAATAATTTACTTTTAAATCCAGCAACGGATTATAATATTTCTGGAGATAAGATTGTATTTACATCTGCACCTGCTACTAATGATAATGTTTTCATGATCGCTTTGGCCGCTGCTGCGGATCTTACCCGAACTGTAAATTATGTAATTGATAGTGGAAGTACTCCAATGATTGCTGGAGATAAGGGTAGATTAACCATTGATGTAAGTGGAAAGATAGAAAATGTACGAGTATTGTGTGATCAAACTGGAGATATTGTTTTTGATGTTTCAAAAACTACTTTCCAAGATTTCCCAAGTTTCACTAGTATCACTCAAAATCAAAGGGTTCAATTGCAATCAACAAATAAATACTTTGATGATGTACTAAATAACTGGGATACCACAATTGTTGCAGGAGACATCCTAAACTTTAACGTGGTAAGCGTGACTAATATTAGAAGGTTACTAATCTCTCTAAAATTAAAATTGTAGAATACTATAAATAAGTATAGTTCTTAAAGTCTAACCCCTCAGAGGAGTTGTATCGATGGCATTACTAGTCCCTAATATTGGTGAAATTGAGTCACTTAGATATCTGATAGCGCAAAATAACTTCGTTGCAGATCTAGAAGATAACTCACCTAGAAACCTTGTATTGAAACTCTTTACAAGTAACACCAACCCAGCTGAAGGGGACGTTCCCTCTGCAACTGCTTACTTTGAACCGTATATTGACGGTAACGTAAATGGTTACGGAACTACAGCAAACACTGGATATCCAGTTTGCGTTAACAATAGGGGCGACCAAGATTATAACCAGCAGTACGGAATTCTGCTAAACGGATCAAGATGGGTTATTAAGAACGTTGGTAGTGGTACAACTGCTACATACCCAGAACAGACTTTCACATTCACGGGACCTGCTGGTAACATCTACGGATATTATGTTACTCGTGCAAACAACATGCCTGTCGCAGTACAAGGTGTTGTTCATTCCGCTAGTGTCGGCATCGGAACTACAGTTACTAAGGGTAACAACACAGACCCATGTATTGGAGTTGTTGGTAACTCTTACATCACTATTGACCCACAGGTTAGTATCAATGATCTAACTCTTGGTCAGTATGTTGCAGGTAACGCAGGTATTCAGACTGGAACTCGAATTATTGGTATTGATAGGTCGCTACAGGTCGTATATCTGGATAAGGCACTTGTTGATAACATTCAGGTTGCTACTGACCCAAGTATTACATTTAGTTTCGGTAAGATCTCTATTACTAACCACGGTCTGAAGAATGGTGACATTCTTTATGTCAACTCTGGTGCTGGTAATACAACTCTTGAGTCTAATGTTTATACTGTATTCGATGTACCTAATGCAGACGAGTTTGTAACAACTCCTGCAATGACTGCTACATCTAACGGTGTATTGGGACTGAATACTGCGACTCTCTACAGTTCAATCATGTACGCTGAGAGATTCACAAACGGACCTTACAACATTCAGAACAACGGTGACCAAATCAAGATTACCTTGAACGTCGCACTCGACTAAGAAACAGACTAAATATTCAATATGTGGGGTTTGCTTTATATCTAAGCAGACCCTTTTTAATTATAGGAGGTAGTTCTTGACCGTATTCGTATATGACAATACGAAGATAGATGAATTCGTTGGGGTAGATCAAGGTTCGATCTTGGTTTCTTCTTCGGAGAATATCGACTATGGCGATATAAATCAAACAGCGGTTATTGAACGAGACGCAAATTATTTTAACGTAGATTATTGGGGTGAGATCAGATGGCTTGGTGATATAGTACCATTTGGCCCAATAAATCTAGTAGATGGAAGAGATGAGTTCGGTAGATCTAGATCTCAGGTCATCTTCCCAGC